AGCAGGTCCTAATACAGTAACAGGTCCACCTTCGCCTGATGTACCATCGTGCGTGTGTCCTGTACTACCATTAAAGGCAGCTTCAATGGCATCATATTCACCATCAAAGTCTGCAGCGTTAATAATGTTACCATCGGCAATATTATTAGGAGTATCGTTTCTGGTATAACCTTGCCCCATAATTTTTACCTTCTATCGTGTGTGGCATATTCAATTGTCAATGCGTCAATAGAATATGGTGGGTCATCACTGTCTGATTCAAATTGAAATGATACTGTAAAACCTGAACCAACAACTTGCGTTTCAAATAGCTTTAGTAGTTTAGTACCAAACCGTGTAGAACCAAATATACCTGTTCCAAAAAATCCAACCTGCCCACTTTGGTTCTGAATATTAATAGGTGCTGGTTGAATTGTTCCCTGACTATCAAAATCTAGCTTTAAGCTAACATCAAAGTTTACACTGCCCTGTGGGTCTGCATACAAAAACATCTTGTAAAATGTCTTGCGTACACGTGGGTCAGAAATAGGCAGATGCGGTGTAGCAAATGTTGTTGCTATATTTTCACCATCAAATGAATTGCCATCTTCCATTCTGTACAGATAGCCATCATTATTTGCAAACAATACTACTTCTACATTCTGGTTGTAGTTACTGTCTGCCACGTAAGCACGAATACCACGTGTCTCTGCAAAGGCCATGCCCTCACCACCTTGCGGTGCAAACTGTGTAACTAAAACGCCTTGAGCATTTTCTTGTGTAATATTATTGTTATACCCAAGTATTCTATATTGTGACTTCTCACGAATAACACAGCTTGTAAAACTTGTATTAGCACCAATGAATGCAGTCATATTAGACTGTATATTCTTAGATACAGAGGCTAACCCAAAGTCACCAATTCTATCTGTACCGCTTACAAGTCTTAAACCGTCTGGCGCAAGGAACATAATATCGCCAGCAATCTCTTGAATTGTATCAGAGTCAATACAGCCTATGTCTGTTGTAATTGGCTGTAAATTAAAATCTGCAATAGTGCTACCAAGTAACTGGTGAATACTACGCTCTGTAAAAATAATTAGGTTCTGTCTAAATACAGCTAGTCCTGTAATATTAGAACCTACGTTAATTACACCAGAGCCATTTGCCGCAGTAAAATCTGCATCTGTATATGGTGCAGTAAATGTTAAATTACTACCTTTTGCAAAGAACAAATGCTTCTTAGCTTCGGCAATAAAACTAGCACCTAGTACATCCGTTGGTGCGGTATTTAATACAGTAAAAGTAACATCGTCATATAGTGCAGGAGCATTAAGCCCATCAACAATGGCTATCTTTTCTGTGCCGTTAAAGTTATACTTTGCAAATCTAGTCTTACCAGCAGTTTCTCTGCTTACAGATATAAATGTAATTACAGCATTATCAGCAGGGCTACTGTCTAGGTTAGGGTCAATACTTAATGTTGTACCGCCTGATGTTACCGTTGCATCTGCTGTGACTGTATATACTAAATCTACACCGTTAATTTTAAATGCGTCACCTGCTTGTGGTGCAGAATCTAATCCGTCAATTACTAGTGTACCACCAGTTTGACTTGCGCCATCTACAAGTGGAGTACCGTAATCAGGCACATTAATCTTTGTATAACCTGACCCACCTGTTTTGAAAATATCTGCATTCTTACATACGATTGCAGTATCTTCCCAAGAAGCAACACCCAATGCCAAGTAATTTGATGTAGTACTTTTAAATGTAACTACAGCCGCATTAGACGGGCTACTTGCTAGAGATGTTGTAAGTGTTAATGTTGCTCTGTTATTAGTAGCATCAAATGTAACACCACCAGATGCAACAGTATATGTACCAGTTACACCTGAAATCTCTAGTGTGTCACCTGCTTCTGGTGACGTATGACAGGCAGCGATAATAAGTGTTGTACCTGTCTGACTACCACCATGAACAACTGGTTCACCGTAGGGTGGTATAATATCATCGTCATACTTAGAGTAACCTTCTATTCTTCTGTAACCACCTTCTACTGATGGTTCAAAGTTTCTAAGTATTCTAGCACTACCGGGAGCATTGATACCTTGCTGCAACGGTGATAGGTTTGTTATAAGACCACCACGAAACTCAACGGGGTAGGTTTGCCATGCATCCATTGTGGTAGCCCCTAATTAGCTATTCCTATACTTGTATTTCTGCTAATCATATAGGAACGTACGTACGGTGTGCGGTTAATTAGTTGTGAACGCATATGCTTAATGCCTTCATCAAACTTTTCTTTTGTAGCCATTGTAGACTGCATATTGCTTCTGAACATATATGAATGATACATAGCACCATCTACAATAATGTGCCTAAATCTTTCTGGTATATTTGTTGTATCAGTAGCGTTAACTAAATCAGTTGGGAAAGTATAATATTCATACACCAGTTCATATGCTTTATCTGGCTCTGGTGTTAAAATAAATTCTAAGTCAGGTGATTGTACGACATTTAGTGGAACGCCCTGACCAATAGAAGTGCTATATTCTTGAGCAATATGCTTATCCAGATATTCTTCATAAGCCATCTCAGTCAGCCTAGTTGTGGCATTTCCTAGTGACGAGTTTTCTTTAATGCGAAATGTCTGAAAGTTTAATACTTTAGCATCCACAGGAAATGCGTAACGGCTTGTGTTAGCAGTAAGAGTTGTTGTTTGGGTAACGTGATTAAAAGGCCAGTTATATTCTGATTGATTTATATAACGGATAGATGCATTGACTGCATCTTTAGCTTGCGAGTAAAAACCTGTAGCACTAGCAAAATTAGTTGAAGTGAGTTCTACCTCATTCAACCGTCTGTTTACATCGTTTACTAGACCAAGAAAATCGTAAGCCATATTTAATTCCTAAAAGAGTAAGCAGGGGCAACCCTAAAGCTGCCCCCACTAAGATTACTTAGGCAAGTTGGTCACGTGCAACTTCGTCTGCTTCTTGCTGACGACCATCTACAGGTACAATGCAAGCCCAAACACGAATCTTACCACCTGTTGTAGTACCAGTCATGGTAGCCAACAAAATGTCAATTGTGTCTGCAGTAGCATTGTACAGAGGCAGTTCAGCAACTACAGGCGAGGTTACATCACCGACTGAAGCGGCATCGTAGTCAAAACCGTCAGCAACAAAGTCTGTGTTGCCAGCAGTAATACCGATGTCCAGAGTCAAGTCAGTAGAAGTACCTGCATGCGCAGTGATTACTTCTGCGCCACATGACAGAATCTGGCACTGAGCAGGAATGTCCAGTGCTTCAACAATGTCACCTTGTGCTAATGCACTTCCCTTTGCAGTAACAGCAGCAGCCATGTCAACAATGTTGTCAATGACGTATGCAGTACGACCTGCGGTTGAAGCAGCACCACCAGCGTTTGCGAGGTCAATAGCCATTATCTAATCCTCCCTTACACCAAGTTGAACTTAGCATTAACAAGACCTTCAGGACGCAGAATCTTGCGACCATACAGGTGCATACCACGAACGATGTCAGCAAAGCTGTCAGGGTCACGATATGTTTCTGTCTTGTTGATTTGCTCTGCAGTTGCAACAGCTGAGTCATGACCAGCAACAATCACACCGTAGTTAGATGAGTTTGTGCCGCCCACTGTGCCTGAACCTGTACCGATTTGTGGCAGGTTGTTTGACACGTAGACACGGAAGCCGTGCAGGTTATTCAGAACCAGCCCGTTCTGCAGACCTGAACCACCGAAGTCTGAGTTCAGAAGTTTTGAGTCTTCATCTTTCAGTACTTCAAGGAACACTGGGTCAATCACGAGCCAACGGCCTTGTGTATCCACGTTCTGCTGGTCCAGCTTACGTGACATACGTGCAATAACCATTGTTGGGTTAGCATTACCTGAACCCGGTACTGCAGCAGCACCCGGCAGACGTGGCTGAATGCCGATTGAGTCACCAGCTGAACCACCAAATTCGTCACCTTCCAGCTTCATTGAAGCAAGAAGTTCGTCAGAACCTGCAGTTGTTACAGCTTTTGAACCGTTAACAGTTGTGTTAACAGTATCAGCTACTGCATGTAGTGCAGACTGAGTGTAACCAGACAAGTAGCCAAGAACGTCTTGGTCATACTGGTCAGCTAGACGATAGGCAGCACGGTCACTTGCCAAAGACTGGAAGTTAACGTGGCTGTGAGCCTCTTCAATGTCATCAACCTTAAATGCAAAGTAGTTAGCTTTGTCAATTGTCAGGCTGAAGTCTTCATCGTCCAAGTCTTGTGCAGTAATTTGCGTACCACGATTGTAGGCTTGAACTGAAATTTCGGGTTCTTTGATAATCTTAACGGAATCACCCATGTTAGCAATCTCACCGAAGTAATCGGAGTTTGTGATTGCTTCAGCAACGGCAGACTTGCGGAAAGCAAGCTGCACCTGTTTGCTGTAAATTACAGGTGAAAAATTACCGTTAGGAAGATTACCGTACCCTGCAGCACTTGTAAATGCCATAGTACCATCTCCTATTTTGGTATTTAGTTTTCACGATTTAACAGATGCAAACTAGCAGACTAATCAGAGGCTGATTCATATGGGTGTGTATCTTAGAAAGGTGGCCGCCTAACTATTCAACAGGCCAAATTCGTCAGGTAATCCGTAAGGCTGTGACGTTTGCTGGTAAAGTGTACACACGTGCGCTTTATGTGTACACTTTTAGTTAACTATAGTTATACTCATAAATAACTACTTGTCAACACTTTTTTTAAATTATCTGGCAGAACCAGATACATCATAGACAAACTTTCCTGTGCGGATAGCTTCCATGATTTCATCAGACCTCTTCTCGTATTCTTGAGGAGACATCTTTTGAACTTGAGATTCCCTTATATAAGTGGAACTTTCGTCTGCTTGAGGTGTGCTTCTAGTGCCTTTAGTGGACACTGCTTCAGCAGCCCCTTTATTCTTAGTAGCTTTCTTTTCACTTGTAATACCCCTATCTGCTTTATACAGGTCAATAGCCCGTGCTGCAGAACGAGCATCATTATCATTTTCATATAAAGCATCCTGTACCCATTTAGGCTGTTCTTCCGCCCACTCATGGAAATCATCGCTATCACGAATATCTCCAAAGTCAGGATGCAATCTCATCAACTCAGCTTCAGCTTTTTCTTTTGATGCTGATTGCTGCATCTCATCAATTGCTTTCATACGTTCTTCCAGTGCAGTAGACTGTTCACGTGCTTTTTTCATAGCAATTGTTTCTACGATTGCAGCTACATCTGGATAATCTGCTGCCCATTGTTCAATGTCCTCATCGGACTTAGGCAGTTTCATTTCCTTTTTAGTAGCTTCAGAGAGTTGATTTCTTAATGCTTCAATCTCTTTCTTAAAGTCTTCAGCTTGTTTTTGCTGATGTCTACGCAGGTCAGAGTAACGCTTCTTAAATGTCTTCTCTTCTGCGTTGGTAGGTTCTTCTTCTACCTCTTCTGTTACAGCTTCTTCAACGTCACCACGTTGTTCTTTTAGTAGCTGTTCCAGTTCTTCTTCTTCTAACTTACGTTTTTCTTCATTTGTGTATTTACGATTTGCAAATGCAACTTTCTTTTCTGGTTGCATTTCTTCTGCCATAATAGCTGCTTCAGCCATTGTTTTCTCCTTATGGGGCTAACCGTAGCCAGTGTTGGGGGGTTAGGTAGCCATTTATGTGTGGTCTTATTTTTTAGGAGTTAGACCACTTTTCTCCATCTGATTGTGTACAGTCATTGTGTCCTTTTTAAACAGGCCACCTTTTGCACCTACACCATATCCTG